CCATCGTACCTGCGTTCGCCTGGATCTCCCCCGCCTTCGTCGAAGTGGACACGACAAAACCGACGGTAGTGCCGACATGTACTTCGAGGGCCGACAGGTCGTCTTCCAACGTAAAGTCGACGCCTCCGGTCCCGAGCTTGTGTGTCACCAGGACGTTCAACGGTGAACCCACCGCCATTACGACAGGATCAGGGGTCGACGGCGGCACCATGTCGATGTCAGACACCACACCGGCCAGGTTCGCCCACACCGACTGGTTTCCCCACGTGTCGATCGCCCGGACCCTCACCTCGTGAGGTACCCCGACAGGGAGCCCAGCGATAGTCAACGACAGGGTGTCCCACGACACTGCTGTGACCTGCCACGACGTCTCGCCAACCCGATGAAACTGGATCTCAAACCTGGACCCGTCCACGATCGGCGAGTTGTTCGTGTTTGCCCCTGGGGCAGTCCACGTCAGGACGACTTGGGCGGCCTGTTGTCCTTCGCCGTCCAACACGGTGGAGGTAGCGGCCGTCAGGTTACCTACAGCCTCCGGGGCGTCAAGCTTTCCGGCAGCCGCGTCCGCAGCATCCACAGCGGCAGAGTCGGCAGAGTTTTGGGCTGCCAACGCTGCTGACCATGCGGCAGCACCGGAGGACACGCCACGGCGTGCCTCGTCGTCCGCATATGCCGCCTCCGACGCCTGAATGGTCTGTACCGGGCCGCTCAACGTCGTGCCTGTCCGCCGACGAACCATATTGCCAACTGGTCAAGTATCACGTCGCCCTCCAAGTCGAGCTGTGCCGCGAACGTCCGTGCCGGGCCGCCTGCAGGCCACCGGACATCGGACCCTAGCGTCGACAGGGGAGTCGTGACACCCGTCGACCAGGCCGACGTGCCGTCTTGAAACACGGCCGCCCCATTCAACTGTCCACCCGCCGAACCGCCGGTTGCCCGCACCCCAAACGAATGCCACCACGTATTCTGATGTCCATCTTCAATCTCGACAGGCTGGGACCTAAACGTCTGGGTCACCGCCGCGTCATCGAGATAGCCGCGGGGACCCCACCGTGGCGACCACCGTCGCAACGTCGCGCCATCCAACCACCAAGTTCCCGACGGACGTTCCACCGCACGCGACGTCGCAGGGTTGGCCGACAAGACCGTCCACGCCCCAGAACCATCGACCTGCATCGTCAGACAGTACTGGGTGTCGCCACGAGACACCAACAGATGGTGGTCCTGTGCAACCACAACCGCATCGACCCCGCTATCGACGTCGGACAGCGGGCCATCGAGACGTTTCACCTCTCGGCCGTCTGTATGCCACACCCGGCCAGCATGATCCACCCAAGCCACAATGCCCAGCGAAGGCCACCAGCAGACAGCGTTCTTCGACGTCGGAGACACGCCACGACGCAACATCTCGAACGAATGCGACGTCGGGCCTCCACGCAACACCGTAATAGCCGACGTGGTCACCACGATCAGACCGATGTCTACCGGGAACATGCCGACAATGTTGTTGTCGCCGGACGCCTGCCCGACAAACTCGACCGAATCGTCGACCCACCGTGTCGGCTCACCCGGCTTGGAAAACCAGATGCCATGCGGATACCGTTGCGCATTGGCCGCCCCAAACAACGTGTCGGGGTCTTGACGCCATTGGATGTCGCCCAACAGCAGATAGTCGCCCCACATGGTCGACACTGCCGCACGCGGCATCGCGTCCGCTGACCCGTCCGTCGGATACGAGTCGGTAAACAGGAACCGCACCGGGGTCCCTGCTGCATCGTAGTACAGGGCAGCCTCCCCAGTCCGGTCGACCGAGTTCGTAAGCAACGCGTTTACCCACGTCGACCCGACCAGCCGGAACGGGATCTCCCCAAGGACGTCCTGTGCCGGGGCATTATGCAGCAACGTCGCCGCCAACGCCCCACCGGCGTTCTGGGCCGGTTCAGCCGCCCAATACCAGTCGCCAGCTGTCGTCTTGAAGACGAGGTGGTCGTCGGTAAACCCCATGTCGGCGATAGCATGCCCGGTGGTGGGAGACGCCAGATGCCACTGCGACCGGAGCACCTCCGGACGGTCCAACACCATCCCGGTGATCTCCGCTGACTGGTTCTCGCCAAAATCTGATGCGACCTGCCGTTCTGCCAGCCCGCCAGAGAAATCTGCCTGCAGCCACGACTCCATACTCATCGCCACACCCCCCGACGGTGAACCGGAGCATGTGTGGACGACTGTCGGTGGCCGCCACCCATCTGGAAGATCGTTTCGTCCTCAAGCTGTATGTACTGTGCCTGCATACGTTGCAACAGTCCGGCCACCTCCGCACCGAACCCTTCAGCACGCGACTGGTCGTCATGTTCGATCAGCAGCCGGGCCGCAGCCGCATAGGCCAAGATATGATGAAACGAAGCCTCAAACATAGGCTCGTCAGTATCAAGCGTCATCGGCACTGCAGCAAGCAGCCCGGTAACGTTCACCGTCACGTTGCCGCCGACCGGCGGCCACAACCTCAACTCGCCATCGCCAACCCTCGCATACGACGTATGTTCGGTCGCGTTCGGGTACTCCCGGGCCTCATCGATCCATGCGACCGTAACCGGTTCAAGACGGACCCCGACACCGTCGACCTCTACACGAGAGATCCCACGCAACACCGTCGGCAACGTCACCGTATCGCCGACCGACACCGCCGCCTCTTCAGACCGCAGCCACGGCCAGTCACGGACCCCACACACGTCCGCATGAGATTCGTTCAACAGGTCGTCGATGTAAGTGCCAGGGATCGCGACCTCAGACTGGGCGGACGCAATCATGCGGGTCCGCGCCCGCAACTGGCCAAGGTTCATCATGTGCTCCTATGAAGAAGCGGCCCCGCCGAAGGGCGGGGCCGCTGGGTGGGTTCCGACCCGGCCAGGATCAGGCAGTACGGATCAGGCGGCCGTTGGCACGACGTTCGTTGGTGCCAATCGAAATCACCGAAGCGATCGGAGTGACAAAGTCCAAGGTACCCTGGATCTGTTGGGTGTCCTGGACCTTCATGAACTGGTCGTTCAAGTAGCGGAAACGCCAGGAGTCGATGTCGAGAAACAGGGCCTCGTCGGCAGGGGCCTGCGGGTCGTACCGCACAACCACATCGCCATGGTAGATGTCCTTGAACCGGGTCTGCGCATCCTTAGATGCGCCCCCGTCCACAACATACCGGACCTTGTCATCCAGCGCATCCTCGTACTCTTCGTAGACGTCACGCCCAGCGATGATGTGGGACACCTTGGACATGGCCGAGGTGGCATCCTCAAGGTCACGTTCGAACCCGCGGAACGCCTGCAGGATAGTCTGCGCAGCGGCCGAAGAGGTTGTGACGGGGGAAACCCAGAACGTGTTGACTGCACTGTCGATGCCGCCATAAGTCTGCACCGGGACCGCACCGATCGTGCCGCCAGTTTCAGCCGAAGGGTCCTGGTCGCCCGCAGCACTGTTGACTGCCAACGAAAACGGGACCGGCTCACCGGCAGAAAAGTCTGACACGGACGCCCACAGGGAACTGGCCAGCACACGTGCGTGTTGCCGCTGGGCAGCTTCAAGGTGAGTCTTGAGCAGGTTGAACACTTGGGTCTTGGACCCGAGGTTCTTCTGGATGTCGACGAACTTGAGGCGGACCTTGGAGACGAGCGGGCTGGCCCAGTCGAACTCCGATGCGCCTGCGATGTCGCCGGACACTGCGGTAGAGAAGGTACCGGACGCGTCCGTAAAGGTGGTTCCGCCGTCCTCTGCACCAATCAGGGGCAACACGAGGCTGCGGCCAGAATCAGACGACGCCTCACCCTTGAGCAGGTCTAGAGTGGGCTGTCGAACCAGAACCTGGTCGACAAGCTTGTCCTTCTCGATGGATTCGAGCGTGGTAGTGACCAGCTCACTGTAGTATGCGGCTCCGAGGGCCATATGTTTTCCTTGTGGGTCAGAACATGTCGCCGGACAGACCTTCGATGGCTGCCTGGGCGGCGTCAACCAGGTTGTCTGGTCGACGCTTCGGGTCGGGGCGGGAGCCCTTCGACGTCGTACGGCGTGTCATTGCAGATGTCGTCTTCTTGTTGACGGCCTTCCGGCGCTTGCCGGGAAGTTCGTCCGGGTTGCTGTAGGCGTAGGCACGGAATGCCTGCCCCAGGTCGCGAAGTTCATGCTCGGTGGCATACTGCGCCACCTTTGCCCGCAACACCGACGCTTCACGGCCGTCCTTGAACTCAAGACCGGCTTCCTGTGTCGCATCGTCGAACTGTTGAAGCATCTGCTCGACCAGACGGTTCGTTTCCGTCTGGTTTGCGGTCGCATCGTCGCGTTCCTGCCGTTCCCGTTCAAGACGGTCAAGCCGGGTTTCCTGGTCGTTTTCCGCCAAGATCTGGCTGGTGGGCGAGTCGGGAACTTCGATTCCGAGCATCTCCACAAACCGCGGGTCCAACGCGCCCTGTTCTGCTGCAAGTTGGATGGCTGACGCCAACACTGCGGTCGGGTTCCCAGATTCCAACGCGATCTCGGCAGCCCATGCGTGCGGCTGTGCCTGCCGGGTGTCGAAATATTCCTGCAGCGACTGGGCTTCGCTCTCAAGCTCGTCTTCACGTGCTTCGAGGTCGCGGACCTTGTCGGCCACCGCCTGAGTCTTGCGGGTGTAGTCCGCCTGGCGAAGCGCGCCCTCCTTCACGGAGATCTCGCTGCCATCCGGCAAAACGATCACGTCGTCGTCGGTGACCTCGAACCGGCCCGGTTCTTTCTCTGCAACGTCCGGTTCGTCCGGTTCGTCTTCGTCTTCGACGTCCTCTGCTTCAAGGTCGTCGTCCGGTTCGTCTTCTTCGACGTCCGGCTCGTCTTCGTCTTCCACCGGTTCGGGCTCCGGGGCTGGTGTAGGCTCAGTTTCGGCCTCGTCCTGCCCTAGTGCGTCGAATGCGTCCGAGAAAACTGCCTCATCGAAGTCGACTACCATCCGTGCCCCTCATCGAGTCATGTCGTAGCGGCTGCCCTCGGAGGGTCCGCTGCGTCAGGTTGTTCGTTCACCTGTAGGCGTCGGGCGTCCGGTCAAGTAGGTGCATCAGTCTCCTAGGACCCCAGAAAAGTCCTCCAGAGTGTCCTCGCCGGACAGCCCGGCGTCCCCATCGGACGCCACATATTCTTGGACTGCCGCAACGTTCGCGTCGGTCACCTCGGACAACGATTCGCCCGTTTCGGTGTCGATCATAGCGTCACAGACGGCGCAACGGACCGATTCGGCCCCCGGCAGGTCTGCAGGCGCTGTCCCACCGATCGAACCGATAGTTTTGAGCGCGTTTGTAGCCGGATCTTGGTCTGGCATGTGCTTTCCTAGCTTGTTTGGTCGAACTTGGGGTGGTTTTGGTGGTCAGATGGCGGTTTCGCCGCCCAATTGGGCCATCAGGGCCGCAATTCCGTCAACTCCGACGTCTGCGGGGGCTCCTTGGCCTGGAATCGGTGTCTGTGGCGGCATCGGGCCGCCTTGTGGCGGCATCGGGGGCCCTTCGGCCCCTTGCGGCGGCCCTTCAGGCTGCCCCTGCGCCGGTTCAGGAGCCGGTTCGGGGGGAAGTTCCTTCAGGAGCGAATCCGGGTCAAACCCGAGATACCGGACGCCCTGCCGGAGCACCGGCACCGGGTCGTAACCGAGTTCGACGATCACCGGAAGGATCTCGGTGAGCAACCGGACACCCTGTTTCTCGCGGGTCGCCGGGTTTACGGCCGTCATCGACCCGCCCTCGACCGTTACAAGATATTCTGCCCAGATGTCTGCAGACGAAAACTTGCCCCACGTCGCCCCCTCGACCCCGGCGATACGGATCGCACGCGGTTCGTCCAGGAACTCCTGACACAACAGTAGGAGGATCTGCCCAGCCCGGGCCGTGCCGCCCTCGACCACCTTCGCCTTTGCTTCGGCACGGATCGTAGACACCCCGTCGACCAGTGCGGCTGCGGTGGCAGACATCCGGTCTGCGCCGACCCCGCCAGCCTGGAAGTCGTTGATGCCGAGCACAGTCCGGATGGCTGCCTCGGAGTCAAGCTTGGTGCCGTAGACGTCCTGGTCGAACGGTTCGCGGGTTACCGCAGCCACAACCTGGTCCAGGGGGATACCCTGCGGGTTGTCGACCGGTACGATCACGTCACCAACAGGAGAGTTGAGCGCAGACCGCACGTCGGCGGTGGCGAACGACTCGTCCATCAGATATGTGGTGCCCGCACGGCGAGCATTGTCGACCTGTTCGGTCCACGCCTCATTGTACATCTGCTGCAAAGTGGCGACAGCTTCGATGTCGCCGAACCCCCAAAACTCGTTGCCAGACGGCCGGTAGTTCGGCATATGGATGATCGGCGGATGACGGTGCGCATACGGAATCCGGTCGTCATACAACGCCTTCTCCTGCGCCCTCCTGAAACACCAGCAACTGGCGGGCCCTCATGTCGTAGAACTCCCAGATGGTTGCCATCTGAAACTCGCCATGGACCTCCTGGTCAGTCTCGATCGTTGCCGTCACCGTAGAACCATCGTCCGCGTTCGCCGACACGTCGTCGCGAGCCGCCTTCGAATATAGCTCGTTGGCCTGGACCTCCTCGATGGGAAGACGGATACGGTGAGCGACCCACCGTGCATCACCCATCGAAGATGCAGCCTCATCCACAAACACGTCATACGGCGACGCATACTCCATGTACGGGGTGTCCTCGACCACGACAACGTCAGGGTCCGGAACGTTGTCGGCCAGCTGGTCCTCCGACAGACGTTCGGTGCCCTCAAGGGTCGACAGGACCGCGTCAGCCTCCATCATGACAGCCATGTCGTCGGCAAACTCGGCCTCACCCAAATCGTCGACGTCGCCCGGCTCCTCAAGATACAACCAGCCAGACTTCAAAAACCCGTTACCGATCCGGACCATGTCACGGACCGCATCACGCACCTTCTCGGTCGCACCAGTGCGGCCCCAAAAATATGACGTCACCCCCTCGGCAGCCAGGATGGTCTTCTCGGCGTCCGGGCCGCCCTCCACCGGCACAGCCAGATGCTTCGGGTCGCGTGCAGCCACCGACCCCTCAATAATGTTGATGTGAGGCAACAGCAGGTTCACAATTTCGCCGCCGACCGTAATGTCCTCGGCCGTCAAATTGCCTGTCTCATCCGAAACATGCTGTGCCACCGCATCGGCATCACCATACCTCCACAACAGCTCGTAGACACGCCACTTCTGATGGCGAGACTTCATCCGCTGCTTCGCGGCCTTCACCGCAGCCTGAGCACGCCGGAGATCGAACGGATCAACCTTACTCATCGTCGGGCCTTCTTCTTACGAGCCTGAAGGCTCTGTTTGCGCTCCCACCGTCGGGTGGACGCGACCATGCCACGTTCGTGGACCTGCCGGATCTGACCGGCCCGCTCAAAAATCTGGGACAAATTGAACTGCTGCTGCGGAACCTCACCAGGCACAGCCGGATCAGAACCAGACGCCTGCCCGCCCTGCTCCAACAAGACATACAACCAGATCGCCAACGACATCACAAGATCGTCATGCATCCCGTCATCGGCAGCAACACGGCCATCCTCACGGCGAACAAACGCAGCCAACTCCTCATGATGCTCCGGAGCCAACCCCAAAATTTCTTCGCCAGGCCCAGCCGTCACACGCGGCACCCACTCTGCCAACCGGTCGATTGTTGCTGGGCGACGTGCGGCCGTCATCGGGAACCCGAACGTAGTATCCCGTCGGTACGCACGATGCCCAGCATACCGGTGGACATACAGATTGCGGTACCCCAGATTACGCAACTCCTGGATCGTAGAATCGCCATAGCCGCCCTGCTTCTCCACCGCCACCAACGCATCCCTGCCACCCCACAACGTACCGATACAGGCAACATCGCGTGCCAACTCGGCCGGTTCAATCACGTTCGACCGCCAAATCCCTGCCACCTGCGGAGTCCCGTCCGAATCGATCCAACCGATCGTCGCCACCGAATAGTCGCCCGCAGTCCCCGTCGCCGGATCGACCGCAATCACCGGCTTGATACCGGCAGGCGGATACAACAACATGTGGCGACCCAAAATCGGCCCAGACTCGTCCTCCACCAGACGGCCAGAATCGCGGTCGATACGTCCCCGCCACGTCCACCCCTCAAACTGGTCGACAGGCAAAAGGCCCGAAAACCGGGGAGCCCCCGACTTGCGGAACGCCTCAGCCACAGACGACGGATACTCCGCAAAAAACTTCCACGGCTCATCCTTATAGGTATCCTGGATCTCCAGATATCGGCCATCATCCACACAGACGTCACACGGCCCATCAGGACAGTCCGCAAACGCTTCGGCCCTCGGATTGATGAGACGCGACACCATCCACGGATGAAACACCCGTGCCCACTGCTCCGACCCCTGACGGAACGTCTTCGCAAACCAGTTCGAACCGCCACGGGCCGTCGAAAAGACAACCAGCTTACCGCCAGCCAACGTAGTCGGCTGCACCGAACGGTACGTATCAGACTGATAATCGGCCAACGCAGCCTCATCCCAAATGACCCGAGTCGCAGTCTCCGACGCACCAGACTTCTTCGTCGCAGCCAACGACACAATCCTCGACTTACGGCCCGAAGGAAACGTCCACGAATGCTCACGCGCCCCCACAGCATCCTCCACCGGCAACAACGGCAACAACCAATCCGGCAAAAAATCTATCATCGAATCGATCAAACCCAACGCCTTATCGGCATCATCCTGACGACGCGACACCAACAGAATGTTCGTACCCTCCTTGAACATCAACTCCCACAACGCCACCGCCATAACCAACGTCGTCAAACCCAACTGGCGGGCCTTCAAAATTAGCAGACGATCCTCAGTCAACAACAGATCCAAATCGTCCAACTGGTAATCGTACAGATCCAACAAAACCCGGCCCTCCGGCACAGACGGATTCTCGACCCACACACACTCCCGAAAAAACTGGGCAGGATCATCGACAAAATCGCGGCGACGACACTCCACATATGCGCCCGTCAACCAGACCGAAACGTCACTCACGCCACGGCCGCACGACGGGCAACCAGACGGCCCCAATCATCAGGCGACAGGCGGGCAGCCACACCCTCAGCCAACTCCACATCCGACATGTGACCCAACGACCCCGGACCCTCATCCTCCTCCTCAATAAACCTGCGACCCCAATGCTTCATATACAGATCCAACGCCCGATAATCACCCGACCGCATCTGCTTCACCAACACCCGCTTACCCGACACATAATCGTCCAAATCTGACGCAGACTCGCCGCCCACCACACCAGGCACATGCGTCACCGCAGCCGGAGACTGAGACGCCCTACGCCGCACATCATGCGGAACCACCGACCCGGCATCGGCATCAGACACCAACTTCGTATTCGCAGCCCACCGCTTCCCAGAACCCTGCTGCGACTCAGCCACCACCCCAAACCGCTCCAACATCGCAACAAACGGCTCCTCCTTCCCCCAACGACGCAACGTCCGCGTAGACACCCCCTTCAACGACGCAAACCCTGCCTTCGTCGTCGGCAAATCGTACAACACCCGATCGGCATCCGTCGACAACAACCAACGGGCATACTCCTCACGGACCCTCAAATCTGTAACCACACCAAACCTCCTCACATGTAGACGCCCGCCGTCCGGTCAACTATATCCGCACAACCATCCGATACCCGCAAACAACCCAGACTTGGCCCAGCCCTACCACCGCGCAGGGTAACGACCGCACACCCGAACGAGCGTCACGCAGTGACAGCGAGTCTGACTACGAGAATACCCCAGCCGTAGACGGCTAGGACAAAAACCTGACAATCCCCGGGAGCCCACCGTCCGAAAGACTCGGATCACACCAGCCCCAAAGTCAACCGAGGCAGCCACAACACCCGCCCCTCCCGAGGCTCGATCGGCATCGCAGCACCAGCCCCTCCAACGGGCGAACACCTAGCCGACCAGACCGGGGACAGACCAAACATACAAGCCTGCACAAGTAGGCGTCGGCCGTCCGGTCAACAAGGTGCACCACCCCCCAAACCGACACCCACAATAACACATCCAGTTATAGACACCTATAAACCCCGACACCCATAATAAAGGCTAAACAAAAACCGTCACAACCATAAGCAAACCGAAACAACCACGACCGGCCACCGCACACCCAAACACCCCCAACACCGGACAACGCACACACCCAACAACCGGACACACCCGACACACCCCCACAAACACACCCAAAACCACCACCACACACCCACACACCCCACAAACACCCGGACAAACCAAAAACAACCCACACACCCCCCACCCAACGTAATATATAGGGGGGGATGGCGATTGGGGAACCTCGGGTGCCTGCGCGTGTGTGGGTGCGTGTGTGTGTGGGTGCGTGTGTACGTGCGTGCGTGCGTGTCTTCCTCTCTCTCTGCTGCTCGCTCGTTGTCGAGGTGTGGAGGGGGGGGGCAGTGGCCGGTGGTAGTGGTAGGTGGAGGGGGGCACCTCGGTCCTGTCCTGTCTCGCCTAGTACCTGCACCGGACCAGCTGCACCGGACCAGCTGCACCGGACCAGCTAGTCACTTCGGACCATCTTCACCTACCGACTTGACTTCCACCAAACACCAGCTACCGTACTACCTACTGACCGACCGACCGACCGACCAGACCCAACACCAACAAGGAGCACCACCATGACAACCATCGCCACCACGCACCACGTGCGCACGGTCACTCGCGAGACTCAGGAGGCGGGCCTTATCTACGTTGGCTCTTGCGGTACGGTGTTCTATACTCCGGATGGTATCGGACGCTACTACTACGGTACCGTGAGGGAGGCTAAGGTGAACCACGCCGACGCTAATGTGGGTTTGGTTCATGACAGGATCGAGGTCTGACACCCGAGCCGTCCTCCACCACAACCACCAAGGGAGCAAGACCATGACAACCAACACCAATACCGTAGACAGTAGTACTACTGTCTGGGTTTGCATCGACTGTGCAGCCACGTTGGCTAATGCTGAGCCGCATCCGGACCCTGTGTTGTTTGATGCTGGGTGCGAGGGTGTGGAGGTTACGCTGGGCATGGTGGGGGATGAGCATTGGGATGGCTGTCTGGTGTTTCCGCTAGGTGAGGGTGGCGTCCGTGAATTTGATGGCTCGCACGATTGCGAGTGTGAGCAACAAGGTTTCTCGTGGTCGTCTTGCGATATCTGCAGGTCGCCACTAGGTGGGTCGCGTCATGCGGTCACGTTCTTCCATGTCGATAACGATGAAGGGAACTAGGATGATTGCTACCGATGGTGTTCGTACGATTGCTAATGCTCCGACGTTGGAGCCTAACCTAGGGGAGACTGTGGGGCCTGATCCTGCGCTATGGGGTTCGCCACGACATACGGTTGTGTGTCCTTGTGGATGGTCGCATAGCGCATGGTCGCCTACTCGGTCTCATTCTCGTAGGGTTGCTTACCGTCACATGATTGACGTCCATGCTCCGACCGAGCGTCCGTATGTCGACTTTGTGGAGGGCTGATTATGTTTACGCTGGATCAATTGTTCGTGGCTGCTTCCGATACGGTAGGTCCGGAGCGTGGCGCTACGGTGTGGCAGGCTCCGCACGTCGATAGGTCTGACGGGTTCATCGTTGGTGGCGCGTCTGGGATCGATGAAACGATACTGGGTACGTCGATCGATGTAGGTTCGGTCATGGCGGGGCTGGCCGAGTTCCTCTGGGATCATAGGGTGGAGTTCGGGGATGATCCTACGTTAGGTGTTGGGTTGTGGTATGAGGTTCCGGACGGCTCGGACGTGGGCCAGATAGTTGTGGATGCGGTATCGTGGTCGTGGCAGGCAGCCGATGCGACGGAGGTTGCCGTGAACCGTGGCCAACGGGCCGTGTTCGATATTGCTAACGAGAAGGTGGTGACGACGTTCGAACTATCGCTAAGAGTCTAGTAGCTGAAACCTGCCCACCTAGGGCAGGTCCGACCAGAGTGTTGTCTGGTCGCTGACGAGGCAGACACCTAACATAAGGAAGGCGATACCGTGAATATCAGATTGGAAGATGAGCAGACTAGCGTCACGATCGTAGCTGTCGTGGCTGACATAGATAAGGGTAGGACGGTGGAGGTTGGCAGACAGGCGATGAAGGCAATCTTGAGCCTAGGTTATGGTGCTGGGTGGTCACGCGTTGACGGTACGCTAACGGTGTCCGTGTTGGCTCCGTTGCGTCAAGGCGGCAAGCGTCTGCCACCGGGTGAGCGTTGGGCCATCGACTGGATGAGGGTGGCCGTCGCGTTACGTCAGGTGTCCGGTGTTGTTGGTGCGCCGGTGGTGCGCCAGCTAGGTGACGCTGCGTGGCTGAAGGTGGCATCATGACAGGCACAATGTCAGACCGCGAGGCGGCTGCGATCGCACGCGTCCTATCGATGGGAGAGAATGAAGTCCGTTGGGTAGGTGTGCCGTCACGCAGCGTGATGGTCCGTCGCATCGTACGACAATACCGGCAGGCGTCGGCTGCCCAGCTTAGAGATGGTGCTGGGTGGTATCCTCGTGTGCGTCTTGTGTTGGCTGGGTTGGCTGACCGTTTTGATGTGGGTACGTCGGTTGCGGCTGCAGTGTTTGCGGAGACTTCTCCGAGGGTGACGGTGCGTGACAATATGAGGTTGGCTGCCCAGATCTTGCGTGGTGATGCGTGGTATGAGGTGGCTGGGATGCGTGACAGGGTGGATCGTGGTATTCAGGCGTTGGCTGATGGTGGCGCTAATCTTGCGTTCGATAGTGGTGGTCGTCTGTCTCGTTCGCGGAAGGTCCGTTCGTTTGCCGCTAATGTGATGGGTGATACTTGGAGGGTGACGGTGGATGTGTGGGCTATGCGTGTTGCCGGTGTGGATGTGGATCGGGTGGAGCAGGTGGAGGGTGGTGGCTATGTTGCGGTGGAGTGTGCGTATCGTCGTGCTGCCGAGATTGTTGGTGTTGATCCTCGTAGGTTGCAGGCTACGGTGTGGGTGGTGGCTCGTGGGTCGTCTGGTGTCGAGTCGATGGAGGCTATGGCGGAGGGTATTGATGCTCTGGTGCCGCCGGTGTCTGGGGAGGTGTTTTCTCCGGTGTGACATGTGGGTTGTGGCGAAACTATCGGGTGGCCGATGGTCCGGCCGGAGTGTTGTCTGGTCGCTGATGAGCCAGACGTTCGATGACAAGGGAGGGCACCATGAGTGCGGAGATGCAGCAAGGAACGATAGATGCGGTGGCTGATAGGATCGCCGAGGTGGTACTTGGGCACCTTGACGAGGAGGTTGCCGACAATGGGGAGGAATGGATGAACGACGGGGAGATGACGGACGAGGATCGGGGGCGGCTGGAGGCTGCCACGTTACGAGCGGTGGCGGAGAAGGCGGCGCATCTTGCGTGGCTGCGTGGGTACACGTCGCTAGTTGCATACGCCAACGCAACATGGTAGGGTGGTCGATGAGACACCAATCACAACAGGAGAAAAGACAATGACAACCACACCCACCCAATCGTTCGTTGTAGACGTTGCTGTGGAGGCCGTAGCACATTTCTACTTGGACGCAATGGACGAGGAGGAGGCGGCAGCTGAAGCGTTGCAACTAACCGAGACGATCAGAGCGATCGGGCAGGACGCAAACCTGTATCCGGAGGGGACCATAACGCTGTCCTCGGATGGGGACACGGCCCCGGCGCGCGTGGCCGAAATCTACAATACCCGAACCTATAAGAGGAGCACACCATGACAACCACAACTGACCAGACCGTTGCCACCCGGGAGGTGACCGACGGGGAAGACACCGTCACCGTATTCGCACCCATGCAGGACCTGATCGACGTGGGCACGGCGTGGACGATGGAGGGTTCCGTCGGACGTGAGGCCATGACGATGATGGAAGCCGGGCATGTTGTGCTCGGGGAGGCCGCACACCGTGACTATTGGCACAACCACGTCCCGTCACGATACGACGTGGAACCCGGAACCAAGGGGTCGGTAGCGTATGCTCTGGCCCAACAGGAAGCCGACGACTACCGTTAGGAGCACGACCATGACAACGATTGAAGAAGTGTACGACGACATAGCCGTAAGCTACCCGGTCGGAGCGTTCGATGCCTATCTGGATAACCATGGCATCTCCCAGACCGACCCGGACGTCCTTGCCGACGCCGTGGGAGAGTTTGAAGAATCGTATCGGGGCGAGTGGCCGTCGTTCCGTGAGTATGCCGAGGAGTTCGCGGATGAGATCGGCATGTTTGGTGGCGGGGATGGCGCTGAAATGCTGGAACGTTACTTCGATTGGGGCATGTGGACCGACGACCTGTCGCATGACTATTGGCTTGCCGACGCGATCGAAGGCGGAGGCGTCCACGTATTCGCCAACTTCTGACACAACCAACGACAGGAAGGCACCATCATGCAAACCCCCGAAGAACGGCCGAGCATCCGACGGCTCATCATCGAAGCCGCACCCGACGGAGATGGCGGATGGGTAGATTACGTGACGTTCACCGGCGACGGAGGGGGGGGCCGTATGGTGGCCGAGTCTTCCGATCGCAGCCACGCGACATGGCAGCTGGCAATGGAACGTGGCGCATGGGTCGCAGCGACCGTAGCTGGGGCAGCTCCACGTATGCGTGGTGATGGCCCAGCCGGGGCACGGTGGACACTCACCGGCGACAATGGAGGAGTGACAACCGACGAATGGAGATAGCCCAAATTGACTACCATCTACACGGGAAGGCAACACCATGCCACGCCAATTCGACATCACCGACGAGGACCGCGAACACGCCGAAGGGATATACCCGGAAGGCTCCGACGGCGGCTACCTTGCTGCGCTCGGAGTGATCGACCTGCCCGACGCATCCGACGGCTGCACCATCTACGAGCCTGACGGTGAATGCCAGCATGGCAGGCCGTCGCCGCTGATCGTCCTGGGCCTGATATGACAACCCCTCCGGTGGCGAATCGTACACACGTCGGGGTGATGTGTGTACGATTCGCCACAACCATACAGGCCACATGAATACTATCGTCCACGGTAGCATTCACGAAAAGTTCCAACCTGCAGAAGGACACACCATGAGCACATCAACAACCACCCGCCGCACATCGGCAGCGCTACATGCAAACCTGCCGATCACCCCGGTAGGTGCCCCAGAGATCGCCCACATCCTCGACAGAGAACGACGCACCGTCGAAACTTGGATCTACCGTGGCACCCTCATCCGTCCCAAATGGAAAGTCCACCGGGCCGACACGTGGGAACTGAACGACATCATGCTATGGGCGGAAATGTCTGGGAGGTGGACACCTGCAGCACAGGAACGGGCAAAGGAACATGCCAACAATCCGATGACCACATACGGGTAACAGGGTGCACGCCGACCCCGCCCGAACCTGTTGGCGGGTCGAAGGCTACCCGTATGGTACAGTCTGAATCATTAGCACTTCGACCGCGGACAAGCCGGACTCCGGCTTCCATACCCAAAAGCTTTTTCTGGCCTAGCCAACGGACACAACCTGCCACCCTTGCTGCATAGCTGGGCCGACCGTGAGTACGCATCAGCGCAGCCGTCACGCATACAGGAGAACATCATGCTCGCCACGCCACAGAACATCAGCCCCGCACTTGCCCTTGGACAGCATCCCGCCGAAATCTTCGGCATATCTGACGCCGCTTGGTCGAACATTACGGCTGCGATCGCCGATAGCGACGGTTGGCCCGACGACGTCGTGCCGTGCGTCACGTCCCGGGCGCTCGGTGGCCGTGTCGCTGCCGCATGCAGCCTGCTACGTGTAGCCGCTGTCGTGCTCGGACATGGTGCCCCTGCCGCGTGGCTGCAGGCGGTAATGCCTCGTCTCACAAACGCACAGGCCGACGACATCATGTATGGCAAAAAGGAATATGCGACGACACGTCAGGTCGGCGACGCTGTCGAAGCGTTGCATGCACAGGCGTTCGTCGGGTCGGTCTATGACGTGGCTGCTAGCCTGCCGATCGGGGAGAAAGCCGTACAGATTATCGACCGTCACCTAGGGGCACGGCAGGCGATACGGGACGCCCTCTTTTCTTACGTTTTCGAGGCGATCGACAGGGGTGAACAGGTCGTCATGTCACTGTTCGGTTGGACGGGACCGACCGTCCCGGACGTATGGGTGCGTCGTGCCGTTCATAATGCAGAACGGATTCTTGCACAGGAGGAAGCGCTCGCGTCGCTTGAGGAGAGCCTGCAGTGGGCCAAGGAGGCACGGCGATGACCGGCCTCGACAGCGACCGGCTTGAGTTCGAGCGTGCCATCTGTGTCTGTGGGCATGAGCGCCGTCTCCATTGGGACTTCCGATGGGACTGCAGGGGGCTGCACGAGTATGCGATGTGCAGGTGCAATACATTCAAGGAGGTGGCAGTATGACGGTCGATATCAAAAATTTCAGGCCGACCGGATGGTCCAAGTCGTCAGTATCCAAGGTCCTTGAGGGGTGTAGCTGGCAGTACCTGCTCGTCAAGTCCGGCACCGTCGCCGACCAGTCGTCCCCGCAAGCCCTGCTAGGCATCACCTACCACGCCTGCATCGAACGCCGGGAACGTGCCCGCATCTCACGGCGACGTGGTGTGGCCGTTGACATCCCGACCGAGGGGGAGCTGTACGATTGGGGGGTTGGCCAGTTGACTGCCGGATGGCCCGACCTGTCCGAAGCCGAGCAGGACAAATATTCGGGTGGCGGGCTCGACGGTCTGATCCGTGGGTTGGCTGCCGCACTGCTTCATTGGCACAACGTGTTCGCCCCGATCGTCGACGGGTGGGCACCGGCTACCCGCGAACCGTTGGTGACCGCCCACACCCCGGGCGGCATCCAGACCCGAGGCTACATCGACGGGGTGTATTGGGACCCTGACGCTGCCGAGTGGGTGATTGTGGATGACAAGTCGACGGCAAGTTGGGGCCGTTGGCCAGAAGGCGGCGAAGGCCACGAACTGGAGGGAGCCATGTATACTACGATGGCTGCACGCTCCCAGGTCTTGCCGTTCGATGTGGCAAGGATGGAATGGCATCTGGTGAGGACGTCGGTCGGGACCCGCTCCAACTTTATAAGAACCCGCCGAATCCAACGGTCGTTTACAGAACCCAAGTGGGCCGAGTTTGCCGACTCGGAGGTGGCTCACGCCCAACATCTGGTAGACACCCGTGCCCACCAGACCAACACCAGCTGGAACCTGTGTTCACGAAAGTGGTGTCCGGCGTACGATCCGTGTCAGGGTACGGG